CTTCCAAAAACATTTCGGCACCTAATCTCCAATAACTAGCAATGGCCTCATCTTTGATATAAACGGCCAGCTTGTAAGGAACGTCATTTGCTTGTCTACGTAAATACTCTATGATTGGTGCACTCATAAAAGAAGAAGCAATACACAAATCAGTAAATGATTGTGCACCAACAGTATCATAAGCAGTAACGTTAGTATTGCCTAACACTGGGTTCTTAACAGTATACACAAAACGTAACCCAGTAGTGTCTTGCGCTGGATCAACACCAGTTGCAGCACCAGTAACGGAAATAGCGTTAAACTGATTAGTAACTTTAAATCCAGCTTTCGTCAAAATTTTACGCAACAAAGCATATGTAATTGTATAACCAATCTCATTGATATGGTTAGTACTATGAGTAATAAATACACAATTAGGATCATTAACAGCTCCATGCACTTCTAAAGTGCGATGATAACCAGATGATTGACACAACTGTTCTATTGTTTTAGTAACCTTCTTTGGTCTCTTAAAAGAACCAGTATAAGGTCCAGATGTAAACGCGGGACCCTTCTTCACACCTTTACGACCAGGACGACGACGGCCACCACGCCGCATGTTAGGAGTACGCTTCCCAACAGCTTTAAGATAAGCTCCACGTTGTGAGGGTCCATTGAACAACCGTCTTTTGATTCTGGAATTAGATCCTGCAACGATACTAAGTTTTCTCTTACGGTTACCTCCGGTTCCGTATGCTGAATCTCGTCTTTGCATTTGTGAATTTTTGGTAAAGTTTTGTTCTGATTCTTTGCCCTTTTTATAGCCCCAGTAGCCTCCATACACGGCCCCTGGTACATTCAATGCAATACCGCCCAAGACGGCTCCAGATGCAGCACCTGCATATCTTCTCCAACGTCCCATATTTAGTAAAGTTTTTTATTGAATTTCAATTATTTCTAATCTACGCTCAAGTGCTTGATAGGTTGCAAAATCGAGTTCTGGGTACCAGTCACGTGGATGTAAATTGGAAGTAATCCAAATCTTCTCGGCTACCAAACAGGTGGAAGCTCCCTTGATCTCCACAAGGACAGGGTAGCGATCAAACCATCGCAGTAAATGGGCAATATCGATACCTCCTCTAAATTCATCGAAGACAACGTGTTTCTGATCTCTGTAGCCATCCCAGAACTTGGAGCGCGGATCTTTAGGGTAAGCAGACCATGTTGCCTCATCCCACGCTCGCCTAGACTTTCCAGTCCCTGTAGGTCCATGGAAGACAACCACTTTACGCTCGTAAGCAATCGGGTCAGAATAGTCTGCGCGGATAGTACGGAGTGTGCGGTAATGCTGTATTCTAATACCTGCGTCGATGGCCAATAAATCGCCCTGTCTTGCCAGATCCCATACAGCGTCCCAATCGGGTTTCGAGTTTCGTCGGACAGGTTTAGATCCCAATTCAAATCTCGTTCCTGCAATGGCGGTGTCATCCTTCCAGACATAGGAGTCGGAAGCGATCGATCTTGAAAGTTCGCAGTGGGCAGTGTCCACAAATTTCGATTTGCACATTCGCAATCGTACCTGCCTTTCAAACACCACAAGCAGTTGCCAATGTAGGTATCCTCCATCGCCCGTCTCGCCCTGTCCCTTAATGTAGGCAACTCCGTCTGGTAGGTCCTCTGGGTGCCAATCGGCCATTGGGATGGTGAGCATCCAGTATCTTCCTTGGTCGGACATGTCATTGGTTTTCCAATGATCTATGGTCTTATATATGAACTGTGGCACGGTGGGGGGCACTAGGCCCCCGGTGATCACGAGTGGGTTTTGGCGTCAGTAAGTAATACTGTGCATTGACCTTCGGAAATGCACTTGGTGCTTACTGACGCTCATTCCGATTTCGGAATAGGTTAGGATTGAATATAAAGAATCCGAGGATCGATACGTTCGGATGTAGTCGTTCCCTCCAGCCGTGCGAGGGGGGCCCGCGGTGGGGCCCTACCCACCTCCCCTCCTCTCGGCCTACGAGTCTCTCCGCATCCTCGTTTGGGGGGGGGAAACAACCAACCCTAATATTGTAGATCCACCAATCAAAAACTAGATACGTGATTGTCACGTGTTTTAGGTTTAAAAGAAAAAAAAATTGAGAAAATTTTAACAAAATGGATCTACACATCAAGTTCAGCAATACTCCTACCAAGCCATATTGCTTCATGTACAAGTCAAGTCCTCCTCGTCCTCAACTTTGGGATAAAGCACGAATGTCAAGAGTTGACTTCTTAAGAAGATGTTTAAATGATTAATATATTTTTTAAACAATATTATTATATGATTGACTAGTCAAAAATGTCTCTAAGGGGGCTTGATAGAAAGAATGTTTAATAATACACCCTACTTTCAATTCCCTTTCATAACTAACAGTAATTTTGTTAGAACTAGCCGTTCTCATAGTTTCTTCAAAGCATAACATTTGAGATCGTCCAGGAACACCGGCACAATAAGCGGTACCAACATCATAAAAGTCTACCCGAATGTTTTTAAAAACAGTCTTGAGTTTACCGCTAAATTTATGAAACAATGTAGTTTTCTTCATTTCACCAGGTTGCATTAAAACAGGAATAGCCTTTTCAATATTTTGAAAATACTTTGGAGTAAATGGTTCTCCACCACCAATAAATTCAGCTCCACGATCTAAAGTTACTCCAAAATCGGTCATACGATTAAATCGAGAGTTATTCCATAACGCACCACCAGGAGGAGATCCTTGGTTTCTAACTCTAGGTTCCCCATGTTTAAAGTTATAAATCATGCCTTTAATAGGTTGATTATCTACTCTATCAATATCGTAAGTATCACCAGTTGCATTGGCAGACAACGTGCGATTTTGTAAGGTAATAACACTAGAAGTGAATAATTGAATATCACAATCTTCCAAAAACATTTCGGCACCTAATCTCCAATAACTAGCAATGGCCTCATCTTTGATATAAACGGCCAGCTTGTAAGGAACGTCATTTGCTTGTCTACGTAAATACTCTATGATTGGTGC